ATGATCGATATTGATACGGAATTTACCAGCTTCCGGAATATCTCTGTAAGTAAAGACTGCTTCGACGTATGGTTTGTCTGAATTATACTTAGACTTCATAATACCAGAGAAATATACTTTCTTGATATTATCCTTCTTAGTAGATTCGACTTTCCATTTAATCTTATCAAAAGATCCATCGATCGCTTCACCCCAAGTTACTTTCGGGTTAGAACTTACTTTCAGACTACGGATATTTTCTACTTCCGCAGGATCTCCAAAGATAGCTGCCAGTGCAATAAAGATAAATACAATCCCAGTAAAGATCTTGGTGTATTTGCTTCCTACAATTCTTCTGATCAAGCTGGGGTTCTGTACTGTTTCTTCGGAAGCGGGCTGAGCTTCTGTATTCTGTACCGGAGGGGTTACTTCTGCCGGCTTATTCGGATTTTCTTCTTTTGCCGCTTCAATAGCAGCCTTCGCTGCGTCTTTCATTTTTTCTAAGTTCATTTTTATGTCTCCTTTTGAATGTAATGTTTATTTTAACTTAAATAATTTGGAAATGGTATCTCGGAAATTTGATTGAATATATTTTTCGAAATAACCAAGAGTAAAGATAGTGAGTAATGCTACAAATAATGCACTAAGCTGCTTTTTCATATTCAACAACTCCTTTTAGTAGTTATCACTACGATCCAATGCATAAGATGCTTTTTTCTGCATATCTAACCAATACTTTTCAGCATCTATTGTTCCCATTGTTTTATTCTGGGATGGGATTTCAATATACTTAATCGGATAATACATGGGATTATCCTTCTTAAATACATACCGCATCATTGGTTGTTTTTCTGCAGCCAGCTGGAAAACTCCTTCAACTACGATATCACCATTTTCTTTGGCATAGTATTCCAAAGTCTGCCCAAATAACTTTTGCAAAATCTGCATAGTTGTATATGGACGGCTGTTTTTAAATGCTACACCGAGATTCATAAATGCATCCAAATCCGGGCTCTGTTTAATCTTTTTCTCTGCAGCCGGTTCATCTTTTTTACTAACAGTTTCTTCTACCTGAGCCTTAGGTTTGTGAATATCAATACCAATCTTATTGGCAATTTTATCTCCATAAAGATATCCTGCTCCTACAATAGCTACTGCTATCATTGCACCACTAATCATTGTTTCCTTTTTCATAATAATATCTCTCCTTTTTAATCAATCAATTGCCACTTAATGCTCGGCTTCCATCTTCCAGTACAGCATACCATAACGTCTCTGCTGGAGATTGAGAAGATCGCCGATTATTTAATTCTGCGTACTTAACAGCGAAAGCGCCATTACCAGTAGCCTGGAATACAAAATATACTCTATCTTTGTCGTTTGCTAATACCGGAATACCTTCTAATACGATATCACCATTTGGAATTCCATAACAGAACCATGTTCTTCCAAACATTTTATTCACAATATCGATGACCTTATAAGTACGTCCTCCATTGGAATAGACTGTGTTAAGAAAAACATTTCTGTTTGGATCCATTGAGTTTTTTTCATTATCGCTAAGATCACGAATCAGTCGTCCTTCCATAGAATAGTTATTAGCAGGTCTGCTGTTTCCACCAGTAGTTAGACTTGGACTAGCATTTACATTAGATTGTACCGGTTCTTTCTTAACTTCTGTTATCTTAGAAGCAGTCTTATCTTCTTTTTTATCAACAGACTCTTCAACCTGTACATCTGGCTTATGGCCAATTCCCAATGCATTGGTAATCTTATCACTATATACATATCCAGCTGCTAAGATTGCAGCAGCTAATAACCCACCATTAACTAACAATTTCTTATCCATAATTCTTCTCCTTTTGAAATTAATACTTGTTTAAATCAAGATCTTTATCCCATGCTTCATAGGATGTCTTAACAATATAATCCCAGCTTCTCTGGGCTGCTTCTGCTTCTACAACAATACCTTTGGAAGGAACTTCTTTACGTTTTACTTTAAAGTTATCCTCTCCTACTTTTTCGAATACATAGTAAACGGTTGGTTTGTTGTTATCCATACTTAATGGATCCGGTCCTTCTATAACATATTCTCCATTAGGAGTTAAATAGAAAGTCCCAGGTTTGCTACCAAAAGCCTTATCCGCTAATGCACAATAATCCAACTTTCTCTTATTCTTACTAGGCGAATAACGAACGCATCTAAGCTCATTGATCTTTCTACTGTATGCGTCTCTTTTCATATTTGGAACATCTTTAATCCACTTATAATCTGGACCAACTTTTCTACCTTCTTCTTTCTTTTCCTCTTTCTTAGGCTCATCCTTTTTGGATGTTTCTGATACTTTTGCTGATTCAGATTTATGGAGATCAATACCAATTTTGTTAGCTATCTTATCTCCATAAAGATATCCAGCAACAATGATAGCTATAACTACCATTAGAATACTAATAATATTTCCCTTTTTCATTTTTAAAGTACTGAACTCGTTCATCTATTAATTGTAATAATGTTTTTGTTACAAGT